AGTATATGCTTGTGTAATTTTTATTAATCCATCATAAGTAGAAACTAGCTTTCTAACTGGTGCAGTTTTTAAATACTTAGCAATAGCTGCCACTGTAACTCCTTCTTTAACTATAAATGTATCTGAGTTATAACCCTCTTTATTATTTACAACCTCAACAAAAGGCATAAGAATAATAATATTTTCTGAACTATCCAATGCTAGACTAGTTCCTCCAATTCCGGTAACTGTTTTATTAAAAACTGTATTATATAATGGACTTAGCCCATTACTAAATTCTGGAATATCAGAAAGATAAAGTTTTTGATTTAAACTAGCTTTTAAGTTAATTAGATTTTGAGACACTGTAATTTTTTTCATTTATTTTTCTTGTATGTTATGATTAAGCTTATAATCTATATGTAACTTTTTTTTTTAAAAATATCTTATATACCCTGTGAAAAAAAAGTTGATATATTTTTTAGTAAAGTTTTTGATTTAAACTAGCTTTTAAGTTAATCTGTGAATAAAAATTAATATATTTTTTAAATATACACTGTGTAATAATCACTCCAACTCTTTTAGTTTATTTTGCTATTTTGCTATTTTACTATCCTATTAAATTTCATATACAAAGATAGTTATAAAAAATTACATAAAAACTATAAAATATAAAATAGTATAAAAATAATTTTAATAGCTATTCTAATTAATTAATTTACTGGCTAGTATACATAAAACAACAAAAGTCGAACTACTGCTCGACTTTTAATTCACTATTTAATAATAATATTATCTACTTCCAATTCACCACAGTCTGAACTTGTTTGAATAAGTTCTTTACCTTTCCTCAAAAATATCCAATCCCAGAATGATTTCTTATATGATTTGGTAATATAGATTTTATTTTTCTGTTCAACTTTAGTAATAAATGCTTCGGTTGTTGAATCCTTAGACAATAAATATCCACTTATTTTAAGGCACTTTCTAGAGTACTTAATCTCTTTTCGATATGTACTGTCATTTTGCATTTTGGATTCATTAGAAACTATCCTAGTGGTATCCACGTCAATAATTTTGGCAGTAATCTTACTATATGAAATTAAATTTTTAATTTTAATTTTATGCTTTTTAAGCAAGGAATCAATTTCAATTTTATGTTGTGTGTCTTTATTAGCTATGTACTGTTCTAATTCTCTTTTTTTTAAAATCATTTCCCTTATACCTACATCTTTTACAGATAAGTTATGCCTAAGGTATTCTATATTATCTTTCTGGTTTACATTCTCATTATATAAAATAATGGTAGAACTAAGAAGCCCTACCATTATTAAAACTATAACCACATTAATTACTTGCTTGATTTTCATTTTCTATAATATAACCTGTTTTACTAGTTATTTCTTTAGCCAATAACTTTTGCAGCATTCTCAGTACTGGTATATTTGGAAATAAGATTAGCATATTTGCAATGATACTCCACAGTTCAGTTCCTGCTATTAAACTAAAAGCTAACTTACTTGCTACAACATAGCCATCTACAATCTGGGTTTCAATTAAAAATAACCCTATAACAATTAATAAATAAAAAAATACTTTAATTAAGCTATCTCGTAACCTACTACTAAGTATATAACCCCATCCCCTCTTATGAATTATTACTACTAATCCAAATAACATATCAACAAATACAAAGGCTATAATTATATGTATTAGTGGGGCTATACTACCAAGCCCTATAGTAGTAAAAAATCCCATTAAAGCCACTATCTTTCCAAAAGTAGTAGCTAAAATATTTGAAAATCCAGTAAATATTTTACCAGCTACCATTAAAATTTGTGTCTCCATTTCTGTTAATTTATTTAAGTTTATACTTTTCATATACTCCATTTGCATATTTCAAAATATCTTTACGATTTCCTTTCATTTTAAAGCTAACGTGTATCCATTGTGGACTAACATCATTACCTTTCTCCCATATCAATTGGTCAAATTCCAAACTATCTTTTATTAAATTAAATAGTAAAGTATTATCATTACATTTTATATCTGCTGCTTCACCTTTTATATGTTGGCTAGTATTAGCTCCACCAATAGCTAAATTAACTATAGGATTTCTATATCCAGAGTTAACAGTAATTGGTTTACCATACATTTCTCTAAGTGGGTCTAAAACATTTTCAACTAAATGTAAAAGACTATTTAATTCAGATGCCATTGGGGTATTTTCTAACCCAGTGGATGTATGAATCATTTCATTATATGTAAAATATTTACCTATCTTCATAACTATAAGGTGTTTCTTCGGGTGTAACAATTTCTTCGGGCTTGTCAATTTCATACCAACTATTATCCGCTACATTCACGACTAACTCAATAGGGTAATTTGCAAATTCACCGCCATTAGTAAGTACCTTACCATTTTCAGAGGTGATAACTTTTTGTGTGTCATTAATTTGATTTGTTTTCATATTCTTTTATGTTAATAAGTTTACAGTTCCACCTGCATTGGTTATAATAGTTGTATCACAGGTTGTTGCTCCAGGGTTTCCTGTAATACGGATTTGTTTATCTCCGAGGTTTCCATTTAATGTTGTTGCAATAATACTTTCAAATAAATCATTAAGGGCATTTTTATCCATTGAGCAATACGATACGTCTATCTGGGGACTACTGCCTCCCCAAGTACTTACTGCTGCCTGATTGGTAAACAGTAGGGATTGAAGTGCAGCCTTGTAACTCTCATTAATACCTGCAAGCACAAAGCGACCTATGATTTTATTCCTTACTTTTAAACCTCCTACTGGATTTAAAGAGTAACAGCCTGCATAAGTATCCACCAAATCCATTCCTGTGGTTTCATCTCCAAGTTGGTCAAGGTTATCAATGTTTTTAAGACTGTTGCACATATAAAAAGCTCCTACCATAGTCGTTACAGAATTTAAAGCTGGAAAATTATCCATTGTCTCTAAACTGCGACAATAAATAAAGGCACTATTAATGTTTGTTATTGGGACACCTGTATTGGTTGGAAAGCAAAAAAATTTTATGGAAGAGCAAGCACCCATCATAGAAGAAACACTTCCGCTTACCAATTTAACTGTATTAACAAAAGTTAAATCGTGTAAATTGGAGCAACCTGAAAAGAAACTATCAAGAGAAATAATTTTGTTTTCATAACTATCATTAAATTTAATACCATAACCACGATAACCATTTATAAATTTGCTTATGTTATTGTCTGTGTTTGGTAAAACCATCATTCCTAAGTCACTTCCGTTAAATACGTAACCGCCTTGTCCATTTGGACCAAAATTTAATTTTTTTGGAGGAATAAATGTTTTTAGGTAGGAGTTTCCTATGTCTCCAGTCCCTGCAACCAACGTATCAATTGCTGAAAAATCCAAATGTCTGATTTTAGTTAAATAAAATGTTTGGTCAATGCTGCCCCTTGAGTTTGGTCCAAGTTGTTCAGGCATCTTGAGTTTAGTAAGAGCACCACACCCTTTAAATGTATCAAACATATATAGAACGGTTGTGTTCATAACTTGAGGCATCTCAACCGACTCAAGATAAAAGCTATAAACTAAGGGATTATTCCGAGTCCCAAATAAAGAGTTAAAACCAATATCTTTAGTCCCAAATTTAGCCCACAGAAGTCCATTTGAAACCCCGGAAAAAGAAGCTGGACTAACTAAAGTTTGATAAACTGTTATATTGTTAGTAGCTACTTGTGCATAAATCCTAATTTTAAAAGTGGTATATCCACGACTACAAGCCTGACCGTCTCCTACTGTATAAGAATGTGAAGCTATTGCACCACTTGTCCAGTCGTTAATTGTACCGTCACCCCAATCAACTGTATAACCGCCTACAACTTCTACTTTAACGGCATAACGAGGGTTAATATCCGAAGCAAGTAATAATATTTCATTATCATTAGGAGTTTCAAGCTGAATCCAATCGGTAGGTGCAACCCAATCGTCAATCAAGCTAATTTTATCGTCGTAATCGGCGAGTTTAGTATTAGCAGGAATAGACACCCCTTTAGCGGCTATTGCCAAACGGATAGCTTCTTTGCTCTCACGTATTTTCTGTAATTTTTGTGCACTATCCCCCATTATATAATTTCTCCGTTAATTTCATTAAGTATTGTATTTATGTCTCCGATGCTGGCTTGTAATGCAGTATCAGCTGCTATACGAGCTTGTGTTTCATTAGTAATATTTGTTTGTAATGCATTATCTGCAGCAGCACACTCTTGAATTTCTGCA